AGCCTGTCCGTGTTCCCGATGGTGATTTCCGGCGTAATTCCGGCCCATCGCTCCACCTGACCCACGTCATACCAGCCGCCGTTTTCAGCCTTGACGCGGTAGCGGATCAGCTGTGCGCCGTTCTGCAGCACGTAGTCGGCCAGCAGGAAATAATGCATGTCCGAAACGGTTTCCGTGTCTGCCAGCAGCGTTGCAGAGGTGATGCGGTTGCCCTCCATAGCGCGGATCAGCATGCGGTTATGGTCGATGACCTCGATCCGCACCCGGCCGTTGCTGACGCTGGGGATCAGCAGTTTTCCGCCCTTGCCGTAGGCCTGAGCGGTAATCCATGATGCGTTGACGTTCCACAGCTCATCCAGCAGTTCCCGGATCATGGCCACGCGGGGGCCGGGCTCTTCGCGGCCCTCTTCGCTGACGGTCATGGTGCTGTCGGCAAACGTCAGCATCGCGAGCTTGTTGGCAATCGTGGCGGTGATGTTGTCCGCCGTAATGTTTTCGTAGTTCCTGACAGCATCGTCCGGAGAACGTTTGCCGTCGGTGCTGACGTCAATTCCGAGCCACTGGCGCAGCCAGTCCTTCAGTTTTTCCCACATGCTAAACTCCTTTACTGTCCGGCGCGCAGCCATACGCGGTTCATCGCGTATCGCACGGCGTCGATGGCGTGGTTGTTTTCGTCGGGATATGCGGCAACAAATGCGCCGTCCCGCGTGCGTTCGTATTCGTAGGCAGAGAACTCCTTGGCGGTTTCCGGGCATCTGGCCGGGTCAATGATGATCTCCGTCAGCGCCTGCAGCCATTGCATGGACGCTTTTACGCTGCCCGGTCCTTTTGTGGCGCCGACGCAGTTCATCCCGTAGGACCGCAGATCGTGGATGGATTTCTGTTCCTGGGAATCGGCGATCACTTCCTCCCATGCTGTCAGCCCTTTATGCTTCACCAGATGTTCAAAGACGTCCATGTTGGACGTCTTTACGGTTCTGTATTCGTCGTATATCCACAGCCGGCGGCGCGCCGGATCGTATGCGCAGCGCACAAAGTGCAGCGGATCCGGGAACCAGCCGAAGTCCATGCCGGCATAGGTCTGCCCGAATGCGCCGATTTCCTCCGCACTGATTTCCCTGACCTGCAGGTTCTCAAATACCTGTCCGCCCGTGCCGGTGACATCGCCGAGGTATACATGCCTGTATGCGCGCTCGTTGGCCTTTTTCAGCGCCTCTGCTTCTGCGATGAAACCTTTTCCCAGCCATTCCTTCGGCACGTCCAGATAGCTGCTGGAATGCACCAGACGCCCGTCGTGGGGGAGGAGGCTTTCTTCGTTCACCCAGCTCCGGGCGCTCTGGGGCGGGTTGTAGCTGCAGAACGTAATCTCGTTCTCGCCGCCGCGGATGATGCTTGCTTTGATCGTCCGCACATCCTCTATGCCCGAGAATTCGGCCAGCTCCTCGAACCACAGCGCCCCGAAATAGCCGTTGTTCAGCTTGATCGACTTGGACTTCGTAGGATCGTCCGCGCCCCGGAAAAGGATTCTCTGGCCTGTGGTGCGGTGCCTGATTTCCAGCGGTGAAAGTCTCGGCTGAAAGTATCCCCGCACGCCGAGCTTGTCGATCGCCCACAGCATCTGCTCGTAAACGGATTCCCGGAGCGTCGCGGCCACCTTTCGGTAGATGATCGCGTTGACCCTGGGGTTCTTCAGCAGCATCATCACGATTTCAAGGCTGATGAACGAGGATTTTGTACTGCCGCGGCCTCCCTTCAGCCAGTATTCCGTATGACCGTGCCGGCGCACATCTGCATGCACCGGATAAAACGCCGGAGCGATCAGCTCAGACGTCCGGACGCTATTCTCCGACATCGTCGATCACCACCGGAACGCCGCCCTGCACCTGCACATTGTCCGTAAACATGCCCAGATGCTTGCCGATCAGCTCCAGCGCCCGCACCTTGTCGTAGAGCTCAACCTGCGTTTCGGAAGTATCGCCTCGTTTGATTTTGATTGTCTTGATGGCCGCTCTGTCCGTGCGGGTTGCATCCGGCAGCACGCCGGCTGTTTCAGGGTCGATAATGTCCTGAGCATTCGCGAAAGCCACCACCGCCAGCTCATTCAGGACGCGGTCTGCGGTGATCCCCGTCCTTCGGCTCCGCTCTGCCATTTTTTTGTCCACAAGCTGCCGGAGCGCTGGCTTTTTCGGTGCGCCCTCCTTGATCCATTCGGCGGCATTTCTGGCTGTGGCAGGCGCAAAGCCCGCACGCAGCGCCGCCGCTGTCGCGTTCAGGTCTACAAGGTATTCCTCCGCAAACAGAATATCCCGGTCCTTCAATCCTCACGCCTCCCTCCCGTTTTGTAAATCCCCTCAAAGATACGCGCGCACATGCGCGCAGGTGGTTCACGTTTAACCACGTCGGAAAAAGCACGCAAAAAGGCCGCGCCTTCCGGCCCGACCCGTCCCGCTTTTTCCACGCTGTCATTCTAGCACAAAAAAAGTGCTAAAGAGTGCTAACCTTCGCTCCGGATTCGATTTTTCGCGCCAGCATGTCCTCAGCCTCGGTCTTGATATGCTTTGCCCGGTCCACGGAGTAATGCGTTACCCGTGCAATCTGGACATGGGACATTCCCCGCCGATACCACATCCGCAGGATTTCCTGATGCTTTTCCGGCAGCTGCACGATCAGTCCGTCCATCCAGCTCTTCATTGTCAGGGTCTCTGCAATCTCATCGTCAATCCGGCGGGCGAGATCGGCAAATGCACGGTCCGCCTTTTCGATGCGCACCATCAGATCCGACACGTCCTTGCGCTTCCTGCTTCCCGGCATGCCGGTCAGAGACTGTGCCGAGAGCGTATCCCGCAGGTCATCCGCTTCCGTCCGCGCCCACTTCAGCTCGTCCTTCAGTTCGCAGATTCTCATCTCCGCCCGGCCCCACTTGACCAGCATTCCCCGCACCCGCTCGTTTTCAATCTTCATGCAATACCCCCTTTGTGTTTATTCGCCTGGATTTCCCGGATCCGCAGCTTCGCGTAGATGTATGCGCCCGCCGCGAAGTCCGAGACCATCACCGTCGGTTCCTCCACCAGACGATACTCCGGATAGACCTTTCCGAACACCTCCGTTCCGTTTGCACGCACGTCTGCGGCGATCTGCATCACCCGGCGGCGTGACATTTTCCTGTCCGACGTCGTCACTGCGGGCCGGAGAATATTCCGGCTCGTGGTGTAGCTCTTGCCCATGCGCCTGTGATCACCGTTTGCCGCGCCCTCCTGTCTGGCCACATAGCCGGCGACCTCCGCAAGGCCCTTGTCGTTCGGCTGAAGCCGGTCCGCGTTGCAGTATCCGAAGGGCCACAGCTTCTCCACATCGCTGCGCAGGCTTTCCGGCACGCCGTGCAGCAGCAGGTGATGATGATGGGTGGGGGAGACGGGATTCCGCGCTTCGGGATCATGCTCCTTTGTTACCGTGACCGCGATCCACCGCAGCTCCTGCGGATCCAGTCCGTGCCGCTTCATCAGGCGGCGGATCCGGTTCAGGTAGTTCCGCAGATCGGCGCGGGCCTGCTCCCGGCTCCGGTATTCGTCCGTATCACAGGGCCGGTCATACTCCTGCAGGGGATAGGTGCATGCCACATGCAGATCTCCGCGTTCCATGTTCGCTTCCACCAGCTGCTCAAACTCCCGCACCCGCCGCTTGTTGTTGTACCGCGCGTATTTCACCTGTACCCCAACGCGCTTGTCCGCCTTCAGCCTCTCCAGAGCTTCCTCCTGCTCCTTCCGTGTCATCGGACCGATCAGAGGGTAACAGCTTACGTACAGGTACTCTCCCGCCCGGATCGTCTTCGTCCGGTACGCGCCCACCGATTCGTGGTGAAGATCCGTTCCGGCCTTCGCGTAGACCGCCGCCAGGATTTCGTATCTCTCCGCATCATAGATCCGGCTCTTTTTCATTCGTACCTCCTTTTCCTCCGATCGGGGGCCGCGTATGCTCCCAATGTTACCACTCCATACAAGCCCGATTCAGGCAGGCCGCCTGATGTTTATATAGGTAGTCTTTCTGCCGTTACCAATGCCCGGAGGGCGCTCCCTCCGGGCTTCTGATCGGTGTTCCGAACGGTTGTTCTGTTGAATCAGTCTGCGCTTGCTACGGCGTCCCAGTCCACCAGACAGTCAAACTTTCTGCGGCGCAGCTCGCGCAGATCGTCGCCCATGTCCATTACGTGGCCGTACATCAGATCGCCGCCGACGTCTTCCGGCGACAGGCCGTCCAGAGCCCGGATGGCGGCGTTCACGCGTGCCAGCGCGCTCCGAACGTCGGAATTCCGCTTCTTTTCGGTCGGCTGCGGCGCTTCCGGCGGCGTGCTTTCCTGTACGGCTTCCGTTGCCTCAGCCGCTTCTATGGGCGCGGGTTCTTGCTCCCCGCCGCAAAGCATTCGGGCCAGTTCCTCCGCAGCGCGCTCTTCGGCGGTCATTTCGGTGGTGTTTTTCCGCATCTTCAGTTCCTCCCTGTCTCGGTAAAAGTGAAAGACTTCTTCCATGTTGTCGCCGTGCTCCTTCAGCCGGATCCTCAACGTATTGACGCTTACGCCCAGCCGGTCCGCGGCCTGCTTGACCGTGATCTTCTCGCCGAAGCAATCGTACAGCCGCGGCGCCCGGCCGGTGGTGGTCAGTTTAATCATGGGCGTGCTCCTTTGGCGGTTCGGGTAGCTGCATCCAATGGGTGACCTTTACAGGCAATCCCATGCAAACCCATAGTTTCGCATCGCCTAGCCAGTTGCCCACATCAACTCCATATTCCGGCATGAACACGAAGTAATTGATGAGGGTTCCGTCGTCATCCCTCCACTTTTCCGGCATCCCCTCCGCCACGCTGATCCAATCCATCTTGTCGGCAACGGCAGGCTGATGCTGGATCAGGTCCATCACAGCAATGCGCGCTCTTTTCGCCATGCACATAGCCCGCATATGCGCTTCCTTTTCATACGGGCGAAGCAGTCTGTCCACTTCACGCAGCAGTTCGCTGCGATCAATCAGCTCTCCCATTATCCTCAGCTCCCTCTCTTGTGCTGTCTTCTCCGTTCATCCATCACATGCTTTACTCTGGTCATGCGTTTCTTCTCCACCGCGGTGGCGTCGTTGTCGGCCCTGCGCTGCCGTGCTTCCTCGCTCTTGAGGAGAACGCCGACGATCAGCGCCTTGGCGTATTCTTCACAGGTTCCGTGGCAGTCCACCGTCCGTTTCCGGCAGTCCTTGCACTGATCGCCGTGTTTCGTCGCTCACACCTCCAGAATCTCGATTCCGTATGTATCCAGCATCAGGCGCTTTTTGATCCGATATACCTTGTCGCGGGCTGTCGGGCCGCTCTTGGCGTCGATCACGTCATAGGTTCCGTCCGGCTTCAGCGCTACGAAATCTGCAACGTATTTCACGCCGCCCGGCAGCAGGAACGGCTGCTGACAGACCACCGCCGCCAGCTCTCCGGCGCGCATCCTCAGATCCAGCTGTTTCCAGACCTCCGCTTCATGTTGGCTGTCGAAGGTCCGGTCTCCGACGGTTGTCCTCCTGTTTCCGTATTTGGAGCGCTTCGTCTCCGGCTGCGGTGCGGAACCGGAATCCTTGACCCGGATTCCGGTTCGTTTTTCGTAGTCCCGCAGCCATTCTTCATCAAAGACCAGACTGGTCATATGCCCTCGATCTGATCGGCCATCATTCGCGCAGCCCGCGCGACGGCTGCCCGGTAACGCCGGGCTTCTTCAGGCTCCTGCACGTTCAGCTCGGCGATGTCGGCTTTCACCGTGCCGAAGATGTCGGTCATCTGCTTATAGTGAATCCGGAGCTGAACCACGGTTTCGCTCTGCCGGTTCTGAGCCCTGGAGCGCAGATCCTTCAGCTCTGCCGCCACATCCGGGGGCAGGACCTCCACATACTCGATTTCCGGGGCGGGCGCGGGCTTGTTCCGCTCGTTTTTCAGCTCGGTGCGCAGCCTTGCCGCCTCGTTGCTGAGTTGATTCGCCCGATCCACTGCGTCCTGCGCCTGCTGCCGGGCGGTGCTTGCGGCTTTCAGGGCGTCCTCGCGCTCATTGCGCATGCGCTCCGCAGCCGCTTCGGCTTCTGCCCATGCCGCCTCCGCTTCCTTCAGCCGCTCGGAATTCGTATCCCGCGCGATCAGCTGATCGATGGTCACCTGCCGCTCCGCGATCTCACGGTTCAGCTTGTCCACCTCTTCCTGCAGTTCGCGGGTGGACATCCCGGCCACATCCTGCGTTTCCATCAGCTCGGCGCGGGTCTCCCGATCCAGCCCCAGCAGGATCACCGCCTGTGTGTAGCTCAGATCCGCAATCGCCTGCGGATTTGCGTTCCTGCCGTATTCCTCGTACACGCGCATCAGGTTCTGCGCGGTGCGCTCGGAATAGTCCACGTTTTCCTCCAGCCACTTCCCCCAGCTGCCGTGGGGAATCATGCTCTTGGCTTCAAAAAGCCGGCGCCCGATCTCAATGGCCGATCGGCAGAATACCTCGCGCGCCTGTTCCTTGATGACGTTGATCTCCGTCGCGATCCGCTCCGGCGTGCGGTCAGTCATGCTGTTCATCGTGTTCCTCCTCGTGTTTCTGCAGAATGCCGGCCATCACGCCGGAGGCAGCCGCGCCGACGAGAATGGCGCGGTGCGTATCCTCGCAGCATTGCCTGTACAGCTCCTCGTCGACGTCGTCCGGCTTCATCAGCTCCATCAGCTCTTTCGCCGTGTCTGCAAAATTGTGGAGCAGCTGCGCTGCCTTGTGCAATTCTTCCGGCGTCGTCTCGACCTTGATGACATTTACATTGATCATGCGGTTTTCCTCCTCGATTTCTCGTTTTCCCACTTTCTGAACGCCGCCCAGAACCGGTTCAGCTGCTCCCGGACGCCGTTGTCAAAGTTGTGCTGATAGGTTCCCACGTCGTTGTGCTCGCCCCGATCCTGCACCAGCCTGCCCGTGGTGGCCGAGAACTCCACCGCCCGCCAGGGCGTGTCCGGAGCCTCTGCCCTGCGCAGGCAGCACAGGATGGTCTTGCCCTTCAGGTATCTTTCGGCGTATCCGCCGATACAGATGTGCAGAGCCTTGCCCTCGTCCACAACCTCCTTGGCGTCCCTGAACGGACGCAGCACCAGTCCCTCCGCCTCAAAGCAGTACCGCTTTTTCAGTGCGCGCATCCGTTTGTCGTGATCCTGCTGCAGCATGGCGTTCATCTCCATGCGCTTCTGCTCCCGCAGCGCGTTCTCGCGCTCGATCATCCGCTGATGCATGGCCGGCATGTCCTTCGGCAGCAGCAGCCGGGAATCCGTCATATCCTCGCCCAGATCGCGCAGCTGGCGCCAGTAGTCAATCCATGTCGATGCATCGTCACTGAACGCAGCCCGCCGCACGGCCTTTCGCCGCAGCTTCGGGGGTATATGCGCCAGCAGCTGCGGCGCGCGTTCGCACAGCGTAAACCGGTGATAGTAACCGTTCCCCTTCGCCAGCTTCACCGCATCTGCGATGGTCAGCGTCATATTTCCGGCCTTCTGCACCGCATGCAGCGCTGTCAGGATCCCGTATGTGAGCTGAATTCCGTCCCGCCGTACTTCGTACCATTGGCCCTCCGTGAGCCCCAGCAGCTTCGGCATGCTCCGCGCGCGGTAGTTCTTCACGATGCCTGTGTTCTGAATGATGTCCCGCGCCAGCTGCTCCTGTCCGCAGGCCAGCACGTATTCCAGATACGGCTTCCGCGCCAGCGTGCCGATGACGTCAATGGGTGCGTATCGGTACGGATTGTCTCCGACGCCGAGCCCCAGCTTTCCGGCCAGTCTGCCGATCCGGGTGCCCTCCATAGCTTCCGGCAGCCCGGAGTGCCGCGCTCCGACGCCGTGGTGCCTCTTTTCCTCCGGGGCGATGCCTCGGATGTTCTTTGTAAACACCGTGCGATAGTAATCCCACGTCCATTTCTGAGCCTTTCCCGGTTCAAACCGGTAGAGCGCCTCGACGGTGATCTCCAGCGGCGCGGTTTCCGGGTTCTCGTGGCCGAAATTCTTCTCCGCCAGCACGCACCGCGCGTAAAGGACCTCCGGGTTGCGCTTGCTGCGGCTCCAAAGATAGATCATCAGGCGTTCGTCCAGATACTTATGACCGCGCCATTCCTCCCAGAGAATCAGCTCCTTGCCGCAGCACGGGCATTCCACCGTTTCCTTGTGCTTTGCGCCGTCCCGCGGGATGATCTCCCGGCAGGCCGAGCAGTAGGTTTCGCCGCCCTCCCGTTTGCTGTAGGCGAAGGCGTAGTCCATGAGGGCGAACCCGATCTCCTCCCGCTCGTCAGCGGAAATCAGGTCCTGTGCTCCGGGCCCCGTCCGGAGCTCTTCCAGCATTTCCTCCAGTATGTTCATGTCCGTTCATCTCCAGATCAGATTCCCATCAGTGCGTCAAGGTCGAAATCGTCTTCCGGCTTCGGCTCCGGAGGCGCATCCGGTGCGCTCCGGCCGATTGCCGCCATGAAACAGGCCGCCAGATCCTCCGGTGTGCCGGGCATGCCGTAGTATTCCATCAGCTCCCGGAAGATCTCTTCAGGGGGCATGGCGTAGCTGCCGCCCTTCTGCTTCTTCTTCGCCGTTTCTCGCATCTTATCGAATGCGCCCTTCAGCGTCTTTCCGTCCGGGGCGGTGATGTGCTCCGGGTGCCGGCGCAGATATTCCGTCATCAGCTCGCCCAGCATCTCGATGTAATCATTCCCGCCCTTCGCCATCTCGTCGCGGATGGCGTCCATGAAAAGCTCTGCCATTGTCGTTCTCCTTGTTTCCGGCCCGTCCGGGCACTTCATCCAATGGGTGTAAAAGGTTCCGTAGCGAAGGAAATTCTCGAGATGCACCGTGACGCAGCCGTTGTGCGCATGCCACGCCAGGATGCAGCCCTGTTCGTCGCAGTCCTCCTCCGCAGGGGCGCGCCCGAGCTTGTCAATCCAGATCATCCTCGATCCGCTCCCAGAGCCCCAGCATCTCGCCCCATACAACCGCCGTGGCCATCGCCAGAGCGTAGGCGTTGACGATCCACCGCGCCGTGCGCTTCAGCGGTCCGGGCCTGTGCATCTGCTCCCGCCGCTCCGCTGCCAGACGCTGCGCCAGCAGCCGGTTCCGGCTCTTCTCAATCTGCCCTGCACGCTCCAGCTCTGCGCGGAATGCCGCCCGCTGCCGCTCCTGCTGGCGCTGAATCTCCTGCTGAACGATTCCGTCCAGATATACCCGGCATTCGCCGGAGCCGCGGATCACCGTGGCTGCTGCGATCCTGTTCACTGTTTGCTCTTCCTTTCCCTTTCTGCATCTCCGATGACACACCAGAACGTTTTCGCTTCCGGATCCACCGTCATTTTCAACACTCTGTGGTTCTGGTAGGCGTACATCATCGCATCCGTCAGCGTGGCGGACCATACCCGTTCGCCGTCCGGCTTCAGCGCGTTCTTCAGCTCGCTGATCCGGATCCGCCATCCGCGCTTCACCTTTCGCCAGAGTTCACCGAGCGAAACGTTGCCGTTTTCAATCTCAACCATTGACTTTTCCCACCCTTTGTGATATAATATCTATGAATCATGATCCGATTCATCTGATTCACCGTGCCGTCCGCAGCGTTTGCTGCGGGCGGTCTTTTGCGTTCAGGAGCGCTTCCGAAACCAGCCGCACCCGCAGCCGCGCATGCCGTACACCCCGGCGGTCGCCCTTGCTGCCGCATACCAGAATCGCGCCCATGCAGCGCGCCAGATCGGTTCGCAGCTCGGAATGCGTCATTCCGGCCAGCTCCGCCCGTACTGCGTTGATTGCCGGAAACACCGTCCTTTTCATGTGCCGGAGCCCGAACAGCCCCGTCACTCCGGCGCCGATCATCCCGACGCCGATCAGCAGATCACCCATCATTTTCTTCATCCCTCCGGAATATCTCTTTGTACGGCATCTGCATCAGCTGCGTCAGCCTGTCCGATACGCGGTCAGTGACGCTGCATTCACCGTACAGCTGCGCGTAAAACCACCACGGCGGGGAGCCCGCCTTTCCATAGGCCGTATTGTAAAGCCGCGTTACTGTCAGTTCATGCTCGATCATGTAATCCACGATCGTCGGGAACACGATCTTCCGGAGCGTGCGGTTCCATTTGCCCTCGTTCTTCACCGCCTTGATGAGCGATCGCTCGATGGCGGAGACGTCGTAATGCAGTTTCCGGCCGATCTCGTTGAAAGTCTTTCCCTCCAGCCTCATCTCAAAGGCCCGGAGCAGTTCGCTGTTCTTCATGGGTACCATCCTCTCGTTGTTCTTGAAGCGGGCGCGGCAGCCTTGTGCAACATTGGACAATCCGGGGGTTTCTCCTTTCCGTATTATCGTTTGCCGCCGCGCCCTGGGCCCTCCGGGATTCGAACCCGGATGTTCGGCGATGGAGCCGAGCGTCCTGCCGTTGAACGAAGGGCCGATGGGAATCAATGCACGGGCATACATGCCAGCATCGCGGCGAAGTCTGCCCAGTTCTGTGCATTTTCTGCGACGTTCATGATGTCGTCCGGAGACATCATGCTCTCCAGTCCCCGTAGAACGATATCGTACAGCGATATGCAGTCTCTGCACGGATACCCCGCTTTCACAATCTCATTGACGATTCTCTGAGCAGTTGCTCCTCTTGCCTTGATACTGCGTTTCCA